TATTCACTAAACTTACTCCATGACTGATCTTCTTCAAAGTCACCTCCCTCATTATATCTTTCAGTCGCAAAGTATGGTGGCGATGTAAATGCACAATCTACATTCTCAATCGTCTCCCATGGCAAATCTTCAGCACCACATCTGTATATTTGTGTAGTCTTTCCTGGTGACATCTTACTATACTCTCTAATCATTTCAGAGTATACTTTAAATGTATTAGGGTTTGGATCACAGCCAATATAGTGAGTGGCATTTGATGCAAAGAACCCAGCTAGTCTATCACCCCAACCCATAGATGTATCGAGTACAGTCTTGGCATCAGTCATATTATAAATGACCTTTGCAACAATAGGTTTGAACTGTGTGGCAATATAAGTGCCCAATCGTAATACTTCCATTACACTCTTAGGACTTAAATCTTGTGCCGTATTTACACCTCTCCATAAGCCACCAATAGATGACCATATTTGTTTGGGTGTACCTTCTTCCCATACTTGGGCCGGTGCCTTAAACCCATAAGACCCACACCGTAATCGTAGATGATTCATAAAATAATCACTACAAGCATTAAATGTAGATGGTGTATCTATGAGGCCTTGTCCACAAGTTTCAAATTCATACTTGTAGTCATCATACTTTTCAATCACTTCATTAGTGATCTGATCTCTTGGTGTAATAAACTTTGTATAGTCTGCCTTCTGTAGCTTCTGAAAATTATCCACCATGTCCGCATACGACAACTCCCGAAACGGAAATGCAGGTCTCTTTTCAGAAACATACTGTGCAATAGTAAGACGAAACTCCTCCTTACCATACTTGTCTGTGCAATAACGAAACTCCCCTTTGTTTAGGTAGAAGTCATGCTCATGCAAATAATCATATAATTCTTTGTTCATCCGAACAAGTGCTCCAATGTTGTAGCTGTTCCATAACTACGATCTACGTTCCACCCAATCTGTTCCAATATAAACGTCAGTGGGTCCACAAAACTCTTATCAAACATTATATCATAGTTTATCTGACTATGCAAGTCAAATTCTTTCGGAAGCCTCGTCATAAATGAAATAACATTAGTTCGATATGCATTTGGTGTTTTTACTTCAAGAAATTTTATCTTGTCACCTTCTTGTATAAGTGGATACTTATTTACTAATCTATCTCGTTTCAATAGATAATTATATACCAAGGCCCCCTTAACGTGCATCGGTGTACCGTCTATCCAAATGTTAGATTCACTTTTATACTTCTGTAAATTATTACAAGACCGAGGATATGCTATATCTTCAGGATTTAAATTCATAAAAGTTTTACGGAACGATTGTATAAATGTATTCAATGTTTCTTCATCTTCATTAATAATAATTTTCAATGCAGTCTTAATCATCTCTCTGCATGGTGCTGGTGTAGAAGATTTCACCGCCTCAATACCCATCACCTTTAACTGTGGTTCTTTATAACGGACACCTTCACTGTCATGCACATTAAGAATGTATCTTTTCTTGGCTGTCCATATACCTTTGTCTGCTATAACTTCTCTCGCCATAAACATCTTCTGATCATAAGCCTTCACATACTCGGCAAGTTCTTTATAACATTCTTCAATAAACGGTTCGAGCTTTTCTCTACCCACCTTATCTAAAAAGTCTACAGGGTTCTTCGGCTTAATCTTTTCAATCAGTTCATCAAACACCACATAAATCGAATCTGTATCTGAAGCCAACACAAAATCTTTATCTTCTGTACCTAAAATTTTATTCAGATATCCATTAACTGCATTTTCTATCCATCTAATCGACAACTGACCAGCCGTAGTAATAGCTGTCGCCATTCTCTCATCATAATATCTAAAGTATTGATTACCTATTGCCCCATAAGCACTATTCAAAGCAATCTTTCTAGACATCTGAATATTATCAAACTTGGATATCTCGTAAAGATATTTCTCTTCCCCACTATTTTCATATTGTTGCCTTGCTTCTAATGCCCACTTCTTAAACTTAACACGATCATTATACATATTCTCCATCATGTCTGGTAGAAAGCCTTGAAAGTTTTTTCTAAATCTTGCTCCATTTGGTGTGACTGCATGACCGTCATCAACAATTTCTAATTCTTTATTCAATAATTTATCAACAGACACTAGCGGATTAGCTTCTTTCGCCAATGTTTCTGGTGAAATATTATACTGCATAATCAAATGTGGATACAAACTGTTTAAGTCAAATGACATCACCCAATTGTGTAACCCTGTCTGTGGGTCTTTTACATATGCACCCACATACTTATCATCTTTTCTATGTGCTCTCTTACGTGGCACCGCTACCTTTTTATCTTTCAAGAAATTGTAAATGAAAATATCCCACATACGAATTGGTGAATAGACATCTACAAAATTAACCTTCGCCTCATATGCCAATGTAATACACAACTCAATCAATTTCATCTTATCTTCAAGACGGTCTACCAACTCAACATCTTGAACATTATAATCTACAAACGATTGATAGTCATTCGTATACCAATCTCTAAATGTTTCATGTGGATTCTCATGTTTCTTTTCACCCAACTCGACCTCAGCTATGAAATCTAACCTATATGATTCTCTATTCACATAGGTAAATTTTCTATACAGATCAAGATAATCTAAAATAGATACCCCTAAAATATTATACTTCTGATGTGTCTTCCCATACGTTGTAACCGTATCAGCTTTTACAATACCCCACGGAGAAAACTTTTGTATTTCATCTTCACCAAATAGCCGAGTGATTCTATTACAGAGATACGGTATATCAAAGAACTGGATATTCCAACCAGTTATAATATCTGGCTGAGTTTTAGCCCAAAAATGTAAAAACTTTTTAATTAAATCCAATTCATCTTCACATTGTATATAATGTACAGCGTCATTAGTATATTTCCCTATTCCCCATACTAAGATAGCTTTATTAGAATGATTCTTTACCGTAATACATAGCAACGGTTCTTCAGCCTTACTTACTTCTGGAAAACCATTCTCACACTCCACTTCTATATCTAAAGTGATAGTAAGCATTTTACTCATTTCCCAATTCACATAATCAGGATATTCTTCTCCAATATAAACATATTGATAGTTGTCAAGGCCATAAACAGCATCAGGATTACCCTGATGCATCTGCACGAAATTCCTAGCGTCCTTTATGGATTTAAAATTAATAGAATCTAATGGCTGGCCGTCTAAGGTCTTCCATACAGATCCTATAGGTGAGGGAACATATAATGTGGGTTGCCACTTTACTCTACGACTTACCCGCTTGCCCTTGACTACTTCACGAACTAAAAGTTGATTACCATGTTGGATTACATTGATATAAAAATCATTCATTTAATAATTATATCACAAATCATTCGTTAAGTAAAGTCTTGGGACTCACTTTAGGCACAACTATGCCTGACCCGAACATTTGATTATAATTATTTACTATGTCTAAAGCTGGTTCCGATGTTATTAGAATCCAATCAGTAGGGATTGTAAACTCTTTATCATCGCTAAAAGGTAACCAAGGTGCCAGGGCCATTTGCATTTGTTGCCCTTGTCCACCCATCGGTACCAGCATTGCTGGTAACTTTACTCTAGTGTATTCTATATTTTCTTCTTTAACATCTGTTACAATATCTTCACCAGACTTCAATCTCAATAATTTTACTGCCATAATATATTACTCCTCACGTTTTTTGCCAATATTATATTTTGTCTCCAACAACCAGTCATCTTTTTCTCTATAGGATAAAACTTTTATTTGTGATAACGGAGCCTTCTGCTCATTGTTACCTGTAATCTTTATCAAGTCCCAATCTTCCAATAACCCTGCTATCGTATTTCGCCTCTCTAAATCATTAATTGATATGTTAGTTGGCTTACCATCTAAAGCAAACAACTCTTTAAAATGTACGATAAAATATCTGCCTTGTTTGTGTAGGATATGACACGATTGATATAACTTTCTCTCCTTGCGAGAGGCTACCCCTATGCGGGATAATGTTTCACGAACTTTTAGAAAATCATCAGCCTCATTCAACGTCACCTCGAGCATTAAATCTGGAGTCCACTCCAACTCTTCCATGTTTACCACCTCGATTTATTATTCTTTTTATGTGTTCAATTTGTTCATCATCTAGTATGTCAAGTGCTTGTTTGGCTTTCTCATTACTATAACCATAATATTCTTTAACATACTCAAGATTTTTAATCTTACTAGACCTAAGCCACTTACTAAA